CGTATTAAATATTTTTAAAGCCTCAACATATTTATTTTCAGATACTAGTTGTTTTATCTCTTGCAACTTTTCTGATGGTATTTTATTTGCATAACCAAAGTCTATTATCATTGCGTTTCCTGGAATTCCACCATAATAACCTTCAATTGATGGATTTACTAACATATTTCCAGTGTGAAAATCTCCCTGAGAATAACCCGTTTTTAGAGCTAATTCTATATTTTTTAACCTTATCATATTTTCATAAGTTCTAATATCATCCCTTGTTGAACCCCTGGAATAAAAGTCATAAAATGTTTCATAACCATCTGCTATTTCCATTCCCAAAACACCTAAATATGGGATAACGCCATCTTTAATTTTTTCAATAATTACAGTTATTAATCTATTGGTTGCGTTAGAAAATAGTCCATATTCATCAGGAATTTTTAATTTAGACATAAATTCAATTGCATTAGCTTTATCCTTCTTAATAGATGCATAAATTGGTGCTGGACACAATGGGTTTAAATAAGAAATAGTTTTTAAAAATATATCTGTCTGTACATTTATTTCTTTTGTAAAGGTTTCTTCCTTTTCTAAATTTTTAATACCCAACGCTGGTGAAACAGTTTTAAATGGAACGGTCCATTCATCATCGTCATATTCACCACGAACCTCTGAACGAATTCCAACAAATTTTATAAGTATTTTTTTAACGGACGATTTGAAATCAGTTGAACGAATCATTTCATAAGGTGATGCAACTCCTTCCTTTAAAATGCATTCAAAAATTACTCCACTAGCTGAATTTGCCGTTTCTCTTAACCAATTAACTTGACTGCTGTTCTCAATGAAAAAATTTATAGCTTCTTCTGGATTTGTTTTTATAAGAACGCCTCCTTTTTGTGTTTTTTTTCGCATGTTTAAAATAAGTAGATATTTTTTAATTTTTGTATTTTCTAGTTTTTGTATTTTCTAGTTGTTGTATTTTTTAATTGTTGTATTTTCTAATTGCTGCAATAGCCGTCGTAATATGGTTCTGGCTCTTCGTAAAAGGACGATGAAAAATTTCAAAAGTAATTCAATTTTTTGTAATTTCAAAAAAATTGAACTTGTAAATAAAAATAAGAACACCTTTAAATTCACAAATATGATGACGGAAGAAATCCAACAACCAAAAATCACAATTGCTGGTAAGGGCCTAGTAAAAATTAATACCGATAGAAATGTTGACGGCCGTCTCAAGCGCGGCGGAAAATATATTATGCATCTGCCAGAAACGGATGAAATCATTGATCTTGTATGCCGCGGAATCGCGATTCGCGCTGCTGACATGACAATTTTGAAACATACTAAAAATGGGAAACCTGTAACAAGCGATTTGAATTGCACTTTTGGATACCAATTTGAGAATTATAACACTGTTTGTTTTAGTAGTTGGAATTACAGAGAAAAGTGTGAGCTTTATGCTATTGAGGACATTTATGTAATGCATGATTCTTTGGACGCGCTTTTTGTAGAAGATGTCAAGGTTGAAATTTCATAATTCTTACTGTTAAGAAGAATGAGTTAGGTGGGGAAAATATTGTAAGTAGTTGTTGAGCCAATATTCTTTAAAAATACATTATTTTTTTCTATAATTTCAATTGGAAACCCAAAATCAATCTCTTGAGCTTGTTCATAAACATGTCTGCTCATTTGGATCGTATCGGCGTCTGCCGTAGATTGCAATCTTGACGCGACATTTACCGCGTTTCCTACAACGCATAGTCTTGGAACTTCGCTCCCCAATATACCAACATTTACAGGTCCTAAATTAATTCCAATGCGTATAGATAATGGTGATCCAGTTGGACTTTTTATATTTTTTATTTCTTTAATAAAATCTACCCCTAATTGTATTATTTCTTTCACTACAATTTTATGATTAAGTTCAGTTCTAAAAATATCACCTACAACAAAATACGCGTCGCCTATAGTTTCGATTTTTTGTAAATGAGCATATTTTTTTATAATGACGTCAAACCTATTATATATATCATCAAGCAATTTAAAGATAATATCTCCGTCAAATTTTTTTGCCAATTCGGTATAATTTATAATATCCATAAACATTACGCAAATAAAGGTGAACTTTTTATTTGACTCTATAGAATCGCCCGAATTTTCATTCATGTAATCTATGTCTAGATTTAAAGGCAATATTTTCTTTAACAACTCTAATTTAAGAGCGCTGTTTGATTTTGGTATTTTATCTACGAATTTCTTTTTGCAATACTTTACCAAATTAGAACAGTTTATCGTTATTTTGTTTTCATTTTCTATTTCAAATTGTTTAATGTGCTTTATAACAGTTGAAACAAAATTTACACTTTGCAAATCCATATTATCTCTAATAATTTGCTCTTGTTCCGTGTAATTTGAAATAACTATGTTGCAAATAAATTTACACAATGTATCTGCTATATTATAAAACGATGAAGTTAATGATGGAGTAAAAATTCCCAAAAAATCAAAAGCATTAATTAATATAAATGTATACCACATTATAATGTACAAGTTTGTAAAGGGCATATTTCTATATTTATATAAGGCTTTGATGAATAAAATTAAAGGAATGCATGACGCAAACGAAAAACTGTAATAAATTTGTCCTTTTAATGGGGTTAAAAATGCGCCACAAATAATTGAGATTAAATGGTAATGAAATTTAATGTCTATAAGTTTAATGTCATTTGCATCACAATACATTTTCAACATTAAAGGCGTAGTAAATGCCCACATTACTGCTCGTGATGTTTCATATTCAACAATTGTCATATTTGGCGAAATAACAACATCCACAATATGTTTTATATAGATAAATGATAAGCCGAGACAATTTTTGTCATTTATTTTTGAAATAAATAACCGATAAGACAGCGTATAAAGGTAAAGAAATAACATATAATAACTTGTCGCGTTCAATAAAAAATATAATTCTGAATGTGATGAAATAGTTGATGTTAATCCAGAGGAAACATAATTGTTTGAAATTAAATACGGAACATATAAATTTTTAAATAGAGTGTCTACGTTATAGTGTATTACTACAATACATAATATGGATAACATATACATTATCTGTATATTTATCTTTATTACAATAAATTATAAATTTTTACATAGTTTAATTAAAAAACAAAAATTATCTTCCACTCCATACCTTTACTGCAGGTAGTCTCGGTATTTTTTTATTCCGCAGATTCTCGCAATGTTCATTATAGGTATATCCCCATTCACAGTATTTTTTGATGTCACCAAACAATGAAGGGATTTTTAATAACCGCAAATATTCAACAAAGAATATGATTCCCATTATTCTCTCTAAACAACACCTATCAGACCTAGAAGTTATAAAGTTCAACATATTGAACAAGTTATATTTGTCTCTCAAGCCAATTAAAAAATCGCGATTAATAAAACTTTGCACCCCAAAACAACCTGACCATATTTCTTTATTTGTGGGACCTAATACATCGTATTCTCTGTTATTCGTTAAAGTAGCCATTATGTCATAATTGTTTGTAAGACCGTTTATGATTCTCAAGGTATTGTTAACATTTTCCTTTTTTTCTGAATTAAAATGCCACAATGGTAGAACTTTTATTCCTTTTTTAATAAGATGTTCAAATGGGACGCGTCGTTGCATAAAAACACTATCATGAATTATAACCGCGTTATCAAAATAGTGATTTTTATAGAAGTAGTAATAAGGCAAAAGCTCGCCCCGTCTATGATATTCAGATTCAACATATTCCACATTTCTATATTCATATTCGGATTTTAAATACTTTTTATCACTATTGTCATCAATAACAACAATTTTTTTTAGAGGATACTGTCCTCTAATATGTCTTATACATTCATTCCAATACTTATTGGTTGTTTCTGAATTCACATGTCTTGTAATTATAAACCCAAAGTTATCCGGTGAAGTCATTTTATTTAATAAGAATAAAATAACTTTAAAAATTAAACACTTTGATTTGTTTGATTTGTTTGATTTGTTTCAGCTGAAAAGTTTGGAATTGCGTCTATATTAACAACCGTTTCATTTTGAGGAATATTAGATTTTGGTGTTGCGTAGACTTTAAACTCATCTCTCTCAAGCTGAGCTTGGGGAGTATGGTGATGAACACATCTCGCAATCATCTTGTACAACTTAAAGTCTGGATATCTCTCTACACCGTTGTTTTTATAAAGGATATTTATACCATTGTCGTCTAAACACCATTCATAAATAAGCTTAACAATGGGTTCGCATTTCTCTAAATCGTTTATTTCGTCTAAATCGTCAATAACATAATCAAAAATAGAACACGCTAAACGACACAAATCAAAACTATAATTGGGTTCTAAACGCGGCTTCTTGTCATTAAAATAGGGTTCAGTGTTATATTGTGTAGAAGCGTCGCCTCCAGGCTGATAGCTATCGCTGCAAAATACCTTACCATCAAACTTATAAATAGCTCTTCCAAAATCAATCATCTTAAAGACGCGGCCATAAGTTGGAACCTTGTAATAGGTCTTCTTGTAACAATAATAAATGTATTTAGCGTCAGTTGAGTTATACATAACATTGTTTGTGTGCAAATCGTTGTGAGTAAATGAAAATGCCTTTTGATATGTAATTAGAATCATTATTATTTGAAATAATGCAGAAAACCATTCACCATGAGTTAGTTCCTCGTTCATAATTAAATCGTCAAATGTGTCTTCACAATTTTCCATGCATATGACTTGTACTGGAAACTCTGGAATAGTGGCAAAAATTTGTTGTTCTTCGCATGATTCGCTTGATTTTGAGTTTGAATTATCATCCGTCCAATTATCATCATCCTCTTCTTCTTCATTTTCATCTTCATTATTGCCTGACACATTTTCGCAATTATTACATGACGACCCTTTGCTGCTTTCACCATTGGATGTATGAGATGTTCTTGATGAACATGTTGAAGATGATTTTATGGTAGTTGTTCGCATTTCTTTCGCGTTAAAAGATTCACAATTTGTAATATCAAGCAATTCTATGTTATTTTCTTTCAAATCATCAAGCGTTAAATGTGTCGGTTGTTGTCCTTCAATTGAAAAAATGTCTTCAAACATAGAATTGTCAATTGACTTAATAGATAAAGTGGATTTATTGCTTAGATTATGCTCTATTTTTATTGGTGGTTTTACATCAGGTTTATCTTCCTCGTATAAAAAACTATAATCTTCCACTTGGAACTTGACATTCTTATATTTATTGAAAAAGTCTGACTTACAAAGGTAGTCCAAATCATCAACAATGTTCAACTTGAACTCTTTTTTAATTCCCAAAAAAGAGCCATAATAGTCAACGCCATTTACAAATTCATAGTTATAAATAAGACTGCTTGAGAGAAAAGAGAAAAATCCATCAACATATGCAGAATTATTGGCATCCAATAACTTTGGATGAACATTTCCAATTTCTGAAGTTAACTTTGGTAATTTAAATAATGTCGGATCATTCGCGTTATATTTGCCAATTAAGTACTTAAACGGGTCTAGTAAAGGAGCCATTTTGAAAAACACCTGTTTTTTCTTTGTTTTTCCACTTTCAAGGTTTTGAATTGTGCAGTTGTACAAATTTTTGTTATCTGCAACGCAGGTTTTTACATTTGATAAAAACCATGAATGATTTAAGTTCAATGAATTGTAATTTGTTTCATTCAACAAGAAGAACCTCTTGTAAATAGGGATATAATTTTGCAATTCAGAGAGAAAAGTCAAATCCTCCTTTTGAAGGGACTTGAATAAATCGGAATTCTTTCTCTTCTCGTAATGAATTTTAAGAGTAGTATTGTCCATTAGCTAAATAATATATTAATTATACTATTTTTTAACTCATTTGACAATAATTTTGCTATATCTTATATCTTATATCTTATATTTTAGTAACATTGCAGTTTAATGCGTTTTCTAATTTGAATGAATTTTCTAAAGTAACAATAACAAGAGTATCATGACTTTAGAACTAAAGAAGTTTGATATGAAAACTATTAGTTTTAAACCAAATGAATCTAAAGGTCCGGTCGTTGTCTTAATTGGACGTCGTGACACTGGCAAATCTTTCCTTGTAAGAGATTTATTATATTACCATCAGGACATCCCAATTGGCGTTGTTGTAGCAGGAACGGAAGAAGGCAATGGTTTCTATGGAAAAATGGTTCCAAAGTTGTTCATTCATAATGAATACAATACTGCAATCGTTGAGAATATTTTGAAGCGGCAAAAGTCTGTTTTAAAGCAGATTAAAAAAGAGATGGAGACCTTTAAACGCAGTACAATTGACCCACGAGCATTTGTAATTCTTGATGATTGTTTATATGACGGAACATGGACTCGCGATAAAATGATGCGTCTTCTCTTTATGAACGGACGTCATTGGAAGATCATGCTTATCATCACAATGCAATATCCGCTCGGCATTCCGCCCACACTGAGAACCAATATAGATTATGTTTTTATTTTAAGAGAACCATACATTGCAAATAGAAAGCGCATCTATGAGAATTATGCGGGTATGTTTCCAACTTTTGAGTCTTTTTGTCAGGTCATGGACCAATGCACAGAAAATTACGAGTGCTTAGTGATTAATAATAATGCGAAATCTAATAGACTACACGAACAAGTTTTCTGGTACAAAGCCGATTCGCACAATGATTTCAAGTTGGGTTCAAAAGAGTTCTGGGAACTCAGTAAAGATATTAACTCAGACGAAGAAGATGAAAAGTATGACCCAAACAATACCAAGAAACGCGGACAAGGTCCAAAAATTAGCGTCAAAAAGACAAAATGGTAAATATTAATTTTATTGTTATAATATATATAATATACAAATGAACTATATTTTTTTAGGAATAATTGTAATTTTTATATGTTTATTACTATTGATTTACGCATCAACATTTTTTAAAAATAATTCACGACTAAATAGATTTGTTGAAAAGCTTCCAATTGCGAGTCATTTTATACTTGCTTTAGGCATTTTTCTAACATATTTAATATTTAATGTTAGTTTCAAACAAACTGTTTCAAAAGCATCAGATGACGTAGACAATGAAATAATTATTAAT